CCGGAATGTTGAGTGGGTAAGTCTGTGCCAAAATAGGCAAATCATAAAAATACGTATCCTGAGGATACGTGTTGATTGAACCCGATTGCAACACAGGTGTCACCCCTGGTTCCCTATAAGCTGACTGGGATTGTCTACAAGCGGAACGGTACCGCAATGAACCATATGCAACACGAGTTAACTCTGAAGTTGAAGCTTGGCCGGCAACACTCTGATACAAGAAATTGCCTAACATGACAATGTAAGGAACGTTTGCCAAGTAATACAATGAGAAATCTTTGCCAGGGCGCACATGTCTCTCAAAATAAGTAAGAGTACTAGCTTCCTGAAAAGCATCCTCGTTAGTGCCTTCTTTGTTGAGATGAGTCTCATACTTAAGCACGTGAGCCTGAACACCCCTAGTGTTGTTCAAAACCAAATCATTTTTCAAAAATCTGGAATTGACATAAAAGGGAATTTCAACTTCAATAACAGGTTGCTGCAAAGACGTGGTAACATGAGTCCCATCATAAGTATTGGACATCATAAGATCAGATTTGCCAACTGTCTGAGCCACATTGGTTGACTGCCCAAGGGGCGGTGCATAATTGCCTTCAGCTGGATATGTGAGAGGATTGAACCAATTAGGAGCTTCTGAATTTGAAGTCCCGGTTTGCATGCTCCCGTTCAAAGCCTGAGCCTTGGCAACATTGATGGCGCCAAAAGTATTGGGATTCGTTGAAGAGTTAAAGCTTGCATTCTCCACCCTGCAACTAGCTTGGCTCCAAAAACCTCCATAAGCGGGCATTCCATATCTTACCAAGGTAGTTTCCAACTCCGTCTGAGCGTTACTCAATGAACTGCTAATGTCCCCACCAGAGAACGTGTTACCACTAATAACTCCAGAATCGGGTAAACGCTTGACAGACATTATTTGAGTGCCGACGGTGTTATCAGGGGCAGTGTTGCCGTCAAGAATATACTTGTTCCTAATTGCACCCTTCCTGGCTATGAACATCCGAGTAACAAAATGCATCATAGTAAGCTGCCCTGGATTCACTTTAAGCAACTTAGCGCTATCAGCGAAAACCGATCCTGGTTCAGGAATTTCATCAATGGGAGCATTAAGCCAAAACTTGCCGGCTGGGGCCAAGTTAAA